AGATCCCAACGGCATGTTCAGCGTAACCCTTCCGCACCCTGACACCGAAGGGCTCGGGGTAGAAGTCACGCATGACAATGGCATCATTCTCAGGCATCGAGCTGACAGGGTTGAACGCATTCAACCCGCCAATCGGCGCGGTCATCGTTGTGGAGTTACTGAACCTCTCGTTCGGTTTCGCCAGAAACATCAAGGTACTCCCACGTTCCAGTTACCATCCGGCACGTTGAAAATGGTCAGCCATGGCATCTGCTGGCGGTTGGATAAACTCAGGATCGGGGCACCATGGTCCTGACCTGTGAGCGCGTCGTATGCCTGTGCGAAGGCTGTCGCAAGGTGGGTTGTCTCCAGACCCTTCGCTTGCCACATCAGCAACTTCAGAAACTTCACCAACAGCCAGAAATCAAACGCCAGCGTGTCACCGTCGTTCGTGATGAAGGGTGTGAAAATCGCGGGGTCTTGGTACGACTGTACCCACCCGTTGCTTATGTACTGGTAGTTGAAGTTGTGTCCGGTTTCACCGGGGACTGGCAGAAATTCCGTGAGACCTCCAGCCACGCGGTAACGTGCGAAGGGTCCAGCGGTAACGACTGCGTTGGTGAGCACTTGCCAGCCTTGCGGGCTGACAGGTCCATGCGCTGGTCGTCTGTTGTCATGATCCCAAAGCGTCTGGTTGATCATCCGACCGAAGTCAGCGGGGGCAGGGTATGCCGCCTGCCCCGCGACTGTGGCGATCTGATGAGTCTTCGTCAGGAACTGCCAGTCGAACATCGTCATGAGCGTGTAGCCCGCCGAGTTCAGCAGCCCCAACAGTTGAATTGAGGTTTTTTCAGCCGAGGTGACGAGCGACGTCGGGGGCGGGAGACCCAACTCCATCGCTGCCTGTTTTGCGACTTGAAGCGCGTCACCTTGCATGATTACGCCCCTTTGCGATTCCCGCTGGATTCAGACTTAGACTGTGTTGCAACGAGCAGCTGTTGCATCTGGGCCTTCAGCAACTCGATCTCATTGTCGCGCTTTTCAAGCTCGGATTGGAGCTTGTTATTCACAGCCTCGCCAGCCGCAGCATCAAGGAATGCCTGTGCCTTGCGACGGAGGTCATGGAAGCCCATGATCTTCTGTGACACGGCGTCGGACAGGCCAGCCAGCTGTTCGACTGTGCTGACGTTGATGGCCTTCATTTCGGCCACCATGCCGACACTCATCTGCGGCCACATCTCAAGCGGGGTGCCGGTGACAGCCTCAGCGATGCCCTTCTTGAAGCGCTCGTACTGCTTCGCAAAACGGGTGCGGAAGGTGTCATCCACAGGGCAATCAACAGTCGTCTTCGAGTCGCCGGGGATGATGACCTTGATGTATTCCTCTTCCTCGTAGATCGGGCGACCTTGCTCAGCCGATTTGAACGCATTGTGGATGGGGCGCACGTAGAACTGCACGAGTAGCTTGTTGTCCATTGCGAATCGAGCCTGATCCGCAGAGGTCAATAACTCGTCGTATGTTGCCAAACCGGACGACTGTTGCATTTGCTTTCTCCTTATAGGGATGCTTGGAAAACGGGGCATCTTTCCCGCTGTTACGCAAAAGATCGAACTTGTTCAAGCTGGACCACAAAGAACCCGTTGGTCAACGTGCACGCGACCCCGTTAATCTCGGCGACTGCCTGAATGGAGTACGCGGCTCCGGGGGTTGTGGATGGATCAACAGCTGTCATCGACACGGCCACCGGGTTCGCTGCACCACCACCTGTAGCTGTGACGCTCCATGGCGTCGCTACACCATTCTTGAACAGCTTGAACGTGATGAATCGGTTCAGGGCACAAGCCACGTTGGTGGTGAACACAATCGTCGCCACACCCGCCTCGGCACGGGTGACTGTGCTGGCAGGCACGACAGATGTCGTTTGCGTAGCATCGCTGTCCGTGGCCGCTGAGAACACCATCAACGACGGTGCGAGGTTGAATGTCTGCGATGCGGGACCAACCAACTGAAGGTATCCGTATGCCGGTGACATGGTGGTCAGGAAGTCAACGCACCACGCCCGCAGCTTGGCAGGAGTGATGAGACCAACTGTGTTGTCAGCGAAGTTCGCGTTGGCGTCAGCGATCAACTGTTCGATGGATTTGCGAGCCATTATGAGAACCCCGCGTGATAGCCATCTGAGAACGCAAACCCTGTCACTGGCGCGACGTCTGTGAGGAAGACCCCGAACAGGTTACTGACACGGACTCCACCCACGTAGGGCTCGTCATCATTTGGCACTGCGTTCATGGCGACTGTGACGAGTCTCCCGTCCGCCGCGAACGGGAAGCCACCATTCCAAGCGTTGATCACTGCACCGGGGGCGATACACACTTGCCCGAGGTTAGACAAACCAAAACCCCCGCTAAACACTGCGGGGGCTGCGATTTGGAGAATGTGAATTGCCCCGTCAGCACTGTGCATGATGCCACCCTGTGCTGATGAGGTTGCGGATGGGAGGGCTGTCGTGACGTACAGCCGACCCATCGCATCTGCGCGTCCAGTGATCATTACTCTGGCTCGGGGTCTTCAACCAGCGCCGCCCACGACAAGGTCTGATGCGTGGTGTTGCCCGCAATCGCCGTGTAAGTGGGGATGCCATTCTCAGGCACCGTGGTGCTACGGATAACAGTGTCATCCGTCGCGTTGAAGTCATTGGGCAGTGGCTCGGCACTGGTGGCACCAAACCCGTAACCAATGAAGTTCGTCGTACAACCTCGGGCAGAGGTTGTGCCGTCCGTAGTAGCCTTTGTCAGACCGATGGGGAGCTGAACGACAGCCGCCGACCATGGTGTTCCATTGACCAACGGGCGACCCGCCGCGTTCGCAATGTTTGCTCCTGCAACTCCAGCCATGATGGCCTCCTTAACAGTTCGGGAGGCGTCCCTTAACAGCTGGTTGTGGGCGAGGTGTGATATCTCCCACTAGCCGAGAAGGGACGCCAAGCCGGTTAGTCGCCCATGCGACCTTGGAATTGCAGACCACTGGAGGTCAGGTTGCCAGCCCAAGCCAGAATCTGCACTTCAGCGTCTTGGTTGACGCTGTAGCGCTTGTTCGGCGAGAGGGGGACCATGTCACGGTCGGCATGCGGACGGTAGAACAGGTACTTGGTGTTGAGCATGAAGCCGGTGTTGGCAGGGCAGAAGCCGCCAATACCGCCGTCCAGCACCACGTCCGCGTCCATGTACTTGACCGACACGAAACCAAGGTTCGCATCGCCCGAAGACGTGAAGCGTTGCTGCGCCTGCAAGCTCGCCATGTACACGCCCCACAGTTGCGAGTCCACAACAATCAGGTCGGGACGATCATTGCCGCGAACCAACTGTGCCCACAATCTGTTCATATACGTCTGGATGTTGGCCGACGTAACGGGTGCACCACCATCAGTGGTGAAGTCGAAGAACTTGCTGCGCCAGAAGTTCCACGTCGCACGGTCGATACCGCCCGGTGAGCCCACAGCTGGATTGACCGGCACTTGGAGGTTCAGACCAGTGATTTCCTTGCCGCCGAAACCCGTGCCATCACTGTAGAGGCTACCGGCGATGAGGTTGGCGATGGTGGACTCAGCCACGGAGATGCGACCTTCGAGCAAGTCGATGACGCGCTCTTTGCCGGAGTTTTGCAGCTGTTCCAAGCCCGAGATCGTCACAGGACATGCGGCCTGTTTGATGTCGTACTGGGCAGCGCTGATCACATCAGTGGCAGCTGTTGGCAGAGTCTCGTAGCCGCTGTAGAAGCCGCTGTTCGAGTTCTCGGCGAAGCTCAGTTCTTGCAGAATGACGTTACCGCCACTGAACTTCTTGATGTTGCCGCGTTGCTTCAGACGTGCGAGCAGCGCGTTGTTCTTTGTCACATTGTCAGCGATGATCCCACTACGATTCTGGATCGTGGTGGCGATGATGTCGCTGACACTCGGGTTAGCGAATGCCATGATCGGACTCCTGTCAGGGTTATGGTGGGTTGCCCAAATTTAGACCGGTTGGTTTAGAACCGATCGGTGTCGTGGGCTGAACACTGACGTTTGCCGGAGTTTGAGTGGCGCGCAAGACATCTCTGAAGGTGTACCTGTTTCCGACCATTACCCGGATGAACATGTCTACGCGATTAATGATCGGACGGATCATATGCGTTCTCCAGAAAAACCGTATGCTGCTTCAATGACTCCACGCAAATTGGATGGATCGTGGCCGTTGATACTCGCTGCGCCCGCTGGTGCACCACTTACCGAGACCGCAGCTCCTTTGGCACGCTGTGCCGCTTGGTGGGCTGCCAAAGCCGACTGTGTGTTGGCTTGGGAAGTGGAACGAACAGTTGATGCGTTGAAGGTATGGTCGTTCATCCTTACCGCTTTACTATAAGCCTCGTCCAGCGACATCGCAACCCCGCGCCCCACACTCATTTCAATGAGGTCAGCCATGTCATTGCGGACATCCTCGATGTACGGGTAGTTGTCCGGGTCAGCACGCATGGACTCAACTGTTTGCACAGCCTGCATCTCGATCTGCTGGACGCGTTGATGCTCCTGCGCCTGTTGCTGCTGGAGCAACGTCATCACCGGCTGCATGCGCTGGTCGATCATCTGTTGCAAGCGGTCGAACTGTTGATTCTCCGGCGCGATCTGGCCGGACAACTCCTGATCCAGCTCGTTGATGCCGACGTTGAACCGCTTAATCATTCTGGCGACGAGTTGCACCTTCTCCTGCGATGAGCCGCGCAGCAGGGTGTTCTCGACTTGCATCAGGTTGCTGATCGCCTGAAGGTGGTCGCCGCCGTAAATCTCCTGTATCCGACCCATGTGCGGGCCGAGAATCTGGCGGACTGACTCCACCTCCTGTCGTGCCTGCGATGACTCGTTCATCACCCGGGTCGATTGCAGCTCACGGCGCGCCACCTCCTGTCGCACAGTCAGCGGGAGTTCGCCCCACACCTTCTTGGCGTCACCCTTCCAGCTCTGCGGTGGACGATCCACACGGCTGCGCGCCTCGCGCTGTTCCTCGGTCTCACCGGGCACCGGCTCAACAGCTGGCTTCGACTTCTCTTCGCCGACTACGTCCGTGATGACCTTCGGCTTCGACTCGCCTTCAACTGAAGCGGGTACAGCGGGTGTCTCGGACGCGGGCGACTGTTCGCCCTCACCGCTACTTGATGGGGTGGATGACTGTTCATCCGTTTCTGACTCGGCGTATGCGCTCTCAATGATGTCGCGCAACCCCTGTACCTGTTCTTCAGCCATGACAATTTCTCCTTATTTGTAGACAGCGCGCTTCAGAGCTTCCCGGACGCCTTCACGATCGGGTGCGCTCTGAAGCTGGTTGGGCATACCGGCGAGGTCGGCTGTGGGTATCACGTCATGCACTTTGCAGTGCTCACGCAACTGTGCGCGCCCGGACACCACTTTCCCGTCGATGGGACTCACGAAATCAGCGTGGTCGCTGATAACTGTGACGCCACCCGGCGACGGGCGGACGTACTGGTCCTTGGGGATCAACTCGTGAGTGACAGGGTGTTGGACGTAGGTAATGCGGGCCATGTCACCCCTCCCTCACTTTTGTGCCGTGCATAACGAATCCATCAACTGACTGATCCCACGCCTGATCCATCTCTTGCTGTCCCAGCTTGCG